CCCTCACGGGGGTCCCACTGGCTAGATGGTGAAAGCCACCTATGCCTTACCGACGCATGTGGTGTAGATACACCAACTCCATTTGCGCGGGTGTGTGTGGACTCGAATGTTAATCTTTCAACGAGAAACCACACATGAAACTGTATAGCGGACCTTATAAGTCTAAGGTAGAGGACATCCAAATCCTCGCCCCGTATCCGGTCAATACGACGGATACGACGGTCAGCGAAACAGGTGCAATTACTGTGAACCACGTTCTGGGTATGAACCCAGGCCATCAGTCTCACTTTTCTTCCTTGTCAACGCCAAACTTCCGGCGTTTGGTACGGGACGGCTGGGTTATCCAGTGTCCGTATTCAAAGACTGAGGTTGAGTGGGAGTACACACCTGGCCAGTATACCGACCAGACGTACTTCGGTTCGCCAGTAAAGAACGCGTATACAGCCTATACGAACGTTGTTCGTGGGTTTCAAACGCGGTCAGTTTTTCCTACACTCAGCAGCTCAGATGGCCAGTTGGCCATTGAAAGAGCGCAGAACGAGGTACTGACGAAAGTTTATGCAAAGGCGGCTGCGCCGCTGGTTGACTCCTTGGTTGATCTCTCCCAAATCGGTGAGACGCTACGGATGTTTCTTACAACCGCACGTCGCCTGTTGGTCCTCATCAAGTCCCCCGGTGCATTCTTCCGGTGGATAAAGACCAACACCGTGGATAAATTTACCACGGCACGCATTCCTGGGAACCCCCATGGAAGGCTAAGTGAGTTAAGCGGTTTATGGTGCGAACTTCGGTTCGGGTGGCGGCCACTCCTTGTTTCATTGGATGGGCTCGCTAAGTCCCTTGCTGAAGGTGACGATGAGTTGTCACGACGCATAACATACCGATCGTCAGAGGATGTTAATCTGACCTCACAAGCATCGAACATATACTACAGCAACGTGATGGGCTGGTCCCTGCCCATTGAGTATAAAACTACTCTTAAAGTTGCTGCAAGTGTTCGAGGGGGAATACTTCTTGAACAATCCCGAACCCTGCTGGCGAAAGCTGGCTTCGAATGGGAAAACGTTCCTTTCGCTGCTTGGGACCTGGTCCCTTTTAGCTTTATTTTGGATCGTTTTCTCACTATTGGGAACTACCTCAGGTCTTTACGTCCTGTCCCAGATGCCGCCTTCGGCGGTGCATGGGTGGTTACGCGATACACCAAGAGGACCCAATACGATTGCATTAGGACTCCCGGCAGCTTTTCCTCTGGCTCAGGCGCTAGTTTCAAGGCCTGGACAAGAACTTCTGTACCGGATAGAGTCACCTGCATTGAACGAGGCGTGGTTAGAACAATACATCGTCACCCGCCCGCCATGCCAACCCTTAAGTGGGATTGGTCCCAATTAACTGATTTATACAACGCGATTGACGGTATAATGCTACTTATCCAAGTAGCACCAAAGACTGTCCGTCGGTGAAGGAATTAAGATGTCCTTATCCAATGCCGTTTTCAAGACCGGCGCGTCATGGGCCCCAACTGGTGGAACTGACATGACACTCGCGCCCGATGGGCGAGTGGTCAAGAATGGTCTATCCCTGGTCGTGTCAGCTGATTCAAACTTGCTGACTCGGCGTGGCTTTGTCTTTACTGCCACGCTGCCGGCAATGCCGGCTTCCCCGGGAGCTTACGCCAAGCTAGCACGTAATTCTGTCGTGCATCGCATTCCCTTCGTTGCAGCGGATGGTAAACTTTACATCCAGAGCATCAGGGTTGAAGGCGCTTTCCATTCTGAATATACCGGTAAGAATACCGCGTATAACGACGTGGCTGCGTTAGTCAGTGACTCTGATTTTTCGGGTTTCTGGCAGTCGTCCTTGTTGGTTTAACAAGTTCTAACACACCAGAGGTTTCCCTCATGACCGCTAATCTGAAAAAACAGAAACGGTTCTTGGCTCTGACTCCAAAAGAGTTGGACTGGGAGGTCAACGCTGTATTTACTGCGATGACTCAAGACTTGGACCGGCCCTTTAAGGCTGGAGGTAGGAATGTCAGGTCAGTTGTTCGACGTTGGTGCCCGCTTACGCATGGCACTACGGAAGTTGACGTAGACACCTTCAGGCGCAATTACATCAGTGCGCACTTCTTCGACCGGTTCCTTTATGCCGAAGAGGAAGCTGCTTGCGATGACCTTGAAAAGCAGGCCTTCGTGAAATTCGAAGCTAACCTCGCTCGGGGTCGTTTGCAAAACGACGCGCTCGATAACCTCCAATACGGTAGGCTAAACTCTGTTTTAGAGTCTGCACGGTTGGAAATCCAGTCTATCCTAGGAGAGCTGGAACTTGAGGATTGGTTTCCTCTATGCGTCCATGGTCCCAATGCTTCACTGAGGGTAAGAAAGGAAAACTCCTACGCTGATAAAAAGGCGCAGGCCCTCGATGGAACATTGCCCGCGTTAATGCTGCACAGGCAGTATCTCAAGTGGAATAACCACCTGGATGCATACCTTGAGCCCATGCTCAGATCGAAAGTGATCGAGTATGAGTGTGTACGCGGGAGTAAATTAAGTTTTGTCCCGAAAAAGTTTGACAGTCTCAGGACTATGCTGATTGAACCAACTTTGAATCAGTTCTTTCAGCAGGGGTTAGGCCGCCTTATTACAAAAAGGCTGCGTGAAAACGCTGACATTGACCTTGAAACACAGGCCGATTGTCATCGAAGACTCGTGCGGCTTATTACGGCCAACTCACTGGACATCGCGACCATTGACTGGTCGGAAGCGAGTGATCGAATCTGGTTGAACATAAACCGGAAACTATTGCCCTCCGATTGGTTCGCTGCGATCCAGGACGTCCGCTCCCCTCAGTGCGAATACCAAGGGAAATGGTATGAGCTCACCATGACTGGGAGCATGGGATGTGGGTTTGTATTCCCACTTCAGACTTTAGTCTTCCTTAGTATCATTCGTGCATTAGCACGGGAAGGTGGCCACTCAGAGTTCGTCTCCGTTTTTGGGGATGACTGTATCTGTGACTCGTCTCTGAAAGATGAGATCGAGTGGTTCGCCACCGCGGTCGACTGGAAGCTTAACAGCAACAAGTCGTTCTTCGATGGTCCTTTTAGGGAGTCCTGCGGTGTAGACTCATACCGCGGTGAGGACTGCAGGCCGTACTTTATACAACGGCCTCCGCTTAGTGACTTCGGTCACGCAACCTCGTTAGAGGCTTGGGCTTACGGTGTGTTTAACTTGATTGGCCTGCGAACAGGTCTAGGGTCAGACATGCCGTACGTGCAGCGTTGGTTAGACACCTTCCTTACGCGCTTAGGCGTGGAAACAGGACCTTGTATGGTACCTGAAAGGTTTTCGGTGAAGGCTGGTATCCAGATCAAAAGTTTGGATCAAGTCCCAGCGCTGTGGCGCACTCAAATGACAGTCTTAGAGGATTATTTCTATCCCTATTATGGCTATCATTTCAATTACCTTGCACCAGCCGTCGCAAGACAAGCTGTTGACCAGGAGCCGTATTATTTGTTGGCCCTGGAAGGTAAGGGTGTCCCGACATCTTTCTGGTCTAAGAAACTTGACCATGAAGAGGCGGGAGAGTTCTTTCTACTCAACGCAGGCGAGGTACCATCAAAAAAGGTATCCTCGATAAAGCGAAAAACTGGGTTCGTCCACTCGTGGACTTACCTCTCGACCTGATAATGCATCATAATTAGGACACATTATTCAAGGAAGGCATCCGAATGCAGAG